GGTTGGTGGCGGCCGACCCGATGCGAGGAGGGGAAACCCACAAGGGCATCAGGTATGCTCCCGCGCATAGAAGGCTTGCCCGGTGGTCGCCCCGATGATCTGGATGAGCGCCGTTCCGCTGAAATTGCCCGGCGTCTCATAATAGCCGTTGGGCGGAATCTTGAGGCTGGTCTGGTTCAGCGCCGCGGCGCCTCCGATATAGAGATCCCCCGCCGACTGATTTTGGATCGTGATCCCACGCCGCGCCGGATTGGCAGCGAACAACGTTTGTGCGGCGCCTCCGGTCGTAATCGTGGTGACGGCGGCAGCGGTGGAGGTTCCCTGATCGACGGTCTCAACCCGCAACCGCCCCTTGAGTGTAAGGCTCAGAGGCTGGGAAGTTGCGCCCTCCGTGTACGTGGGATCAGCTGCCGTTGCCGTGCCGCCACTCGACCCAGCGCCTCCGCCGCCCGCCGCCGTGCCATCGGCATTGACCGGCAGGACGGGCATCGGCCTTACCGGCCGCCCCATCTCGTCCAGGGGGAAATTGGCCGTTACCATCTGCTGTTGAGCCATCAGACCCCAACCTCGCTGCTTGTTTCAATGCCTTGATCGGCGGTCGCTTCAGCCCGCACGCGAGACGCCGCGATCTGGCCGGCGTTCTTCAGGTGCTGCATCAAGGCTTCGTGGTCGCGCTGGCGGGCCGCTTCCATCGCCTCGAACTGCTGTTGCATGTGGAGCTTCAGAATTTCGAGCTCGCTATCGCCCTGCCCGTCACCGCCGAGCTGGCCCACCTTGTGGACGCGATCGGTTTCCGCCTGGAACTGCGCGGTCTGCGCGCTGGCAGCGTCTTTCTGGCCCTGCTGCTGCACCTTGGCGGCCTCAATCGACTTGTCGGCCTTGAGCGACTGGTTTTCCTGCGTGAGCTGGGCGATCTGCTGCTGGCCCTGCTGCATCGCCTGCTGCACCTCGGGAGGTAGACCCCCACCACCGATCGCGTCGGCAAACTCCTTGGCGGCGGCGAGCGGCAGAGGCGAGTATTTAAGCGCGACCTCCATCACCTTCGGATTGTTCGCGAACCCGGCGAGGAAAGGCTGGATCAGCGACCACGTCTCCTGCTTCTGGTTCGGCGACGACGGCGCTTCATCCACGATGATGTCGAAGCGGGCCTGTTCATCGGTTAGCCCGAACATGGCCGGGTCGAACTTGACGAAGGCGTTCTGCTGCTCGCCCTGCCCCTCGGGATCATCCTTGACGACACGCACCAGCACGCCGGGAGGGAGACGGCGCAGGCAGTCAATCAACACCGGCCCCTGCGTCTTGCGATACCGCCGCAGCGCATCGAACCACGGCGCCAGAATGGTCGTTGCTGCCTGCCGGCGCTGATATTCGAGGCTGGCGGCTTGCTCGCGATCGGCGGCGCCCAAAATCTCGAGATTGATGCCGGTCACGTTGCGGATCGCGGACATGGAAAATTCGAGGAGCTGCGTGATCGCCTGCGGAATGGGTGGCGACGTGCGCTCCTGGATCTTCTTGCCGGATATCGCGCCGTCTTGAAGCACGATCGTCTTGCTGGGATTGCTCCAGTCCAACTCGGCTTCGCGCGCGTTCGCAAAAGCCCCCTTCTCGATCATCAACCCACCCTTGGCGTTGGTGTTGAGGATCTGATGCATCTGGATCAGCATCTTGTTGACGATGCGCTGGGGGTCCATCAGCGGGCGGGCGAGGCCGTAGTGATACTTCTCCTTGCGATCCCACTTGCCTGTCATCCAGGTCAACGAGAACATCTTCGTGGTCTCGATCTCCTCGCCGTCAGGATTGGGCAGGATTGAATTGCGACCGAGAAACGCGCGGCGATAGACGCGAACCATGACCGGCTGAGCCTGTGGTGCTGGAACACCGGCCTCTGCGTGCATCTCCTCAAGCTGCTGCCACTTAGCGTCATCGATCTGCGCAACCCCGCCCTGACCGTCGTCGATCAGGTAAGCTTGCTCGTTTTCCCACCACTGGATGCAGACGACGCGCACCGATTTCTTTTTCGTGTCGCCGCGCAAGGCTGCCCGCGTCTCCTCGGGATAGTCGCGCTTGTAGCCCTCGCCACCGTCCGCCACGTCTACCGTGCTGGCCCAATTAGCATCGAGCGCGGACCAGACGACGCCGGGGAACATCGCTTCCGCTTCGGCCGTATCCAGGTCGCGGAAATTGCCCATGTAGCGGGCGTCGGCGAAGTTGCTCTTGCGCGCCGCCGGATCAACGAAACATTCCAGCGGATCAAGGCGATCGACCACGACCTTGCCGGTCGGCTCATCCTCGAAATCCAGCCGGGTATCGGTGACGGCGCGCCCGCAGATCAGATCATCGCGAAAAGCATCGGTCTCTTCATCCTCAGCCTGGCACCCGTCGCGCACCCATTCCGCAAGATCGGTCAGGCGCTCGTCAACCTCCGCATCGCCTTCGGTGCGCGGCAGGAATTTGACCTCCTGCCGGTTATTGACCTCCATGCCCGACACGGCCGAGATGGTAGGCTCCATAAGGTTGAAGACGATCGGTGGGACGCCGCTGGCCTGAAGCTTGCTCCGGTCGTCCTCATCCCATTGATGGCCCGCCGCGAAGTCGTAGGACGCGCGCGCCTCCTTGTACCAGCCGCTATGCTTTTCGAGGCTTGCCTTCACCCACGCCTTGAGCGCGAAGAAGTCCATGCCCGCCGGCTCTTCGTCGGTGCTGTCGTTGGCGACGATCAGGGACTGGGCGGGTGCGGTTGCCACGGTATCTGAATACCGCAGCGGTCGATTCCACGTCTATTGCCACAACTGTACCACATTAAGCGGCCTGCTGACGCTCCAGCTTCTCACGCACCGCCTGACGCAGCCATTCGGACAGGTTCATGCCCTCACCGAACGCGCGCGTCGATGCGAGCGTAACCAACTGCGGATCGATGCGGAAGCGGATCAGCTCGGTGTGGAGGGGCTGTCTCATCATTCGATAATTTCTTTGTTGCCGAGCGCATCCATACAGATCAGCACGAGCGCGCGTATCTCCATCGCAACCTCTTTCATGTCGTAGACAGAGACGAGAGCCTTCATATCGACTAGGCGCGCCTCCGAGTTCTTGTCTACACGGCCCATCGCAGCCGATAGCTTACCAACAGCGGAGAATATTGCTGTCTCTTGGGCATTGGTGAACATTCTGCACTCAGGAAGATGTACCACGCTTGCCGCGAAATCTATTTTCGTCCCGTTTTTCATGCTGCCCATGCGCTCCCTTGCACTCGGCTGCGCGCACGCCGGTAGCGATCCGCGCTGGCCGTATCGATCAACTGGCAATCCTCCATGAGGCTGAGCAGGAACGCCTCGCCAATATCGGGCGAGCGCCCAAGCCGCTCCTTGATGTCCTGCTTGGGCTCGACCTTGATCTGTCCGGCCGAGGTGTAGGTGTACAGCACGTCGGCAAGCTCACCGCCCACCGTCATGTCGGTGCATTCGACGTCCATGCCTTCGAACCATTCACGGCCGCGCCAATACATCTCATCGCGCAGGCGGTGGAATTTCTGGCGGACCGCGGGCATCTCACTCACGTTCAGCGCACGCACGGGCAGTTCCAACTCACGCAACCGATCAACCACGCCCGCGCCGATGCCGATCACGTCCACCACGATGGAGGATGGCTTGTCGTCATACGCAGCCTCGTCATATTTGAGCTTGATCCGCCCCGCGGTCTGCATCGTGTCGAGCCCGCGCCAGGATTCGATGCTCTCCATCTTGCGGTGGCGGCGAACGCAAAGCGCGGTGCGATCATCGCCAAAGCGTGCCACGTCGAGCCCCCACACCGGCTTGTAGCGCTCCACGCCTTGAGCAACCCGAGTGCGGGCGCTTTCGATCAGTGGCAGCGGGATCAGCGTCTGAGCATCGGCGCGCGGGAACTCGCCCAGCACGTTGACGCGGACGTAATCGCTGTCGAGCCCGTAATCCTCGATCGATTGCTGGATCGTGTTCTGGTTGGCGACGCGGCTGGTGCGGCTGTCGATCGTGAAGGGCGTCCAGCGATGGGCAAAGCGGGTGAATAACTCGTAGAAACGCCCGGTCTTGCGCAGTGGGTTGCCGAACACGAACACGAAGCTGTCGGGATCGGTCATCGTCGCTTCGATCGTGTCATATATCGGGCCGGGAACGCCCGAACCTTCGTCCACGATCGCGCACTGGCCCCTGCCTGCATTGTGGAGGCCACCGAGCGCGTCTGGATTGTTCTCGCGCCATGGTAGGGCGTCGATGCCCCACGTCTCCTTGGCGTCGTTGTGATAGAACCGGGTCGCGGTCCAGGTGAACCAGTCGCGGTTGATCGCGCGCTGATGCCACAGGGCCAGTTCGCGCCAGAACTTGTCGCTAAGCTGGTCCGCCGTATTGGCCGTGCCGAAGCCCGCGAAGTTCGGCCGCGTGGACATGAGCCACAGCGACAACCACGCTTCCATCGCGGTCTTGCCGACGCCGCGTCCGGTCTTCACCGCCATCTTGATCACGTCGCCCGGCGCCCGGGTGTGGATCAGGTCGCGCAGCTTTTTGAGGAAGCGCGTCTGCCATTCATCAGGACCATCCCAACCAGCCAGATCGCCAGAGCCCCAATCGAACGCGAACAGCACGAACCTGTACGGGTCGTCGTACATCGACAGGATCTCGTCGGCGAGGGCGGGGTCAATCACTTCGGATTCCCCGAAGGGTAGGACCAGCCACGCCGCCAGCATTTCCAGCGCCAGCGAATATTGGATACCCAGCGCGTATCGATCGAGATGAGCAGGCGCCCGTAATGATCGGCCCAGATGATCTTCGTCCTACTCATCGCCAGACCTTGCCCGTGCAGCGGCAATTAATACCTTGATCTTTTTCAAAGATGTTTTCCCTAAATTGGGAATGTTTAACAACTGTGCATCAGAGAACTTCGAAACATCGCCAAGAGTTTTAGCACCAATATTCATTAAGCAATGCCTCATCAATGTAGGCATCTCAATGAATTCTATCGGAGTGGAAAGAGTGTAGTCACTGCTGCGATTATTCTTTTCAAATTCCCTTCGGGCATTGTCCTTAGCAATCAACTCATCAACTACCTTACTGGTAACAGCAAACTTTCGCGCAATTTCTGCCTTTTTCATTCCCGCGCGGTACAGCAATACCATCTCGGCATTCCGCTCAATCTTGGCACCGTGCGGGTTACCCATCTGATCAGCCATGCGCATTAATTCCTCCAACTGTAACTCACCCAAAACAGGCGAGCCAATGCGCATCCAATGGCTTACGACGCTACCTTTGGGAACATGCTGCACCCACGCCATACCCATCAGCCACCTATCATTATGGGCAGTAGCATCCGGGATCCGTGAGCCGATGCCGTCCGGATTCACTAGCCAAACGTCCACTGTCTCATCCGGTCCAGGCAATAAGTGGTCGACGCTTATCCACCGGTTGAATTGCAGCAGAGGATCGCCGTGCAACACGATAGGATCAGCCGCGTAATCGGCGAACTGATCGACCTCCTCAATCATCTGCCTTACTCCTCGCCGCCAATGCCCGCTCGCTCCAGCCGATCTTCTCCCCGCCGCTCGTCACGTCGAGCTTGTCGCCGTAGACCTTGGGACGCAGCTTAGCGGCCATCCACTTGCGCGCGTCGATGCGCAGCTTGGAGCGCTGCACATGCTCATGGTTCAGCACTTCGTCGACAGATCCGTCCTCGCGCCGGCGCTCCATCCAGTCGTTCGAACCATCGTCTGCGATGTCCAACATCTCGTCGAAGAGCGCGTCTGCCTGAGCCTCGCGCGCGCGGGCGTACCGCTCACGGAATGCAGCGTAACGCTCATCAGCGAGCCACCTGAACACCGTCGTTTGGGACGGCATATCCGGATCGCAGCAGATCGAACGCAAACTACGCGCATCCGCCAGGGCCCCGCAGATCTTGTCGGCCACCTCTTCGGAATATGGAATTGGATCTCCCATCACACCCCCTCCCCCAGCTTGCGGATCATGGCTTGGAAGACGGGTCGCGCCTGTCCAGGCCAATGGCTGCAAATGTCGCCAGCAGCATCAGCCCCAGCCTCCACCATCTCCGCACTCGGCGTCCCAATCACCCCGAGGATCGCGTCGAACGCGGCGGCAGAACACGACCCGTAATCCTGAAGCTCTGGTGGCATGGCAGCCATCGCCCTCGCTCCAGCCTCGATGGCCCTTTCGCGGAGGGAGGTCATGGGCGGTCATCCCAGCGACCGAGGGCCGTCATGATATCGACATGGTCGGGGCATTCATTACCCCACTTGCCGGTAGTTGCATGCGCCATCAGGCGAACAGCACACCACATCACGACGTACCGAGGCATTGCCCAAGCGATCTTTATCGCCAGCCATTCGCCCAGCCGGTGCTTGGCCGAACGAAAGCGCCACGGAACTGATTTCAGGCTTGCTACGATCACCATCTTCACTCCCCTTCAAAATCGCGGTTGAGGATTGGGTTGGGCATCAGAAGGGTAGGTCGCTGTCGGAGACAGAGGCATTGGCTTCGGCCGCCGGATCATCTTCCTCATCGTCCGGCGCGGCGCCCATCGCCTTCTCGAACATTTCCATTTCGGACGACAGGCACCAATCCCTCACGCCGTCCTCAGCCTTGCCGATCGCTTCCCCGGCCGTCTTGCCGGTCCAAGTGTCGCGCCTCCCCGATGGGCACAGCAGGTAGCTGAAGCATTCGACCGCCCAATACGGATCGCGATCATCCCCAACCAC